CTATTATTTCTACTCGTAATGCAAGAGTTGAGGTTCGTAATGTATCTCAAACAGAAGCAACAAGTAGAACTGATACTAGAAGAGAAGTTGTTGGTTGGTGGGATCCGCTTGCACAATCCTTTATGCCTCAGGCAGAAGGTGGTGAGTATATTACTAAGGTTGATACTTTCTTCCAAGGTAAAGACCCTTCACTTCCAGTTACTATTCAAATTAGAGAAATGGATAATGGTTATCCTACAACTAAGGTATTACCATTTGGTTCTAAAACACTTGAACCTTCAGAAGTTTCAATCTCTGATGATGCTTCAGTAGCAACTACAGTAACATTCGATGAACCTGTCTATGTTAAAGACGGTGTTGAATATTGTATCGTATTGTTTACAGACTCACAGAAATACTTTGCATGGATTTCACGAATGGGTGAAACTGATGTAGGTGGTTCACGTTTGGTTTCAGAACAACCATACCTTGGTGTTCTATTTAAATCACAGAACAATACTACATGGACTGCATATGATTTAGAGGACTTGAAGTTTACTCTATATCGTGCAACTTTCGATACGTCTAAGACTGCGGCGGTAACATTAGTTAATGATGTTCTTCCAGTTAAGACACTTAAAGAAAACCCAATCAGAACATTTGCTTCAACGAACAAAGTTAAAGTTTCGCATCCAGACCATCACATGTATAATACATCTAACAATGTTACAATTAGTGGTGTATCTTCTAATGTTGCGACAACATTAAATGGTTCTCTCGCTGCATCGGCAACATCATTAACTCTTGCAACAGATACAGGATTCCCAAATAGTGGCACTTGTTTTGTTAAGATTGGTAGTGAGGTTATATCTGGAACGATTTCTGGTACAACTATATCTTCTCTGACTCGTGCAGTTGAAGGAACAGATGTTCTTCATGCAGATGCTTCAGTGGTAGAGTTGTATATGTTAAGTGGTATTCCACTAACAGAAATCAATAAGACACATGTTGCATTACAAGATATTCAGATTGATTCATACACAGTTGCTACAACTGCTAATGCATCTGGTAATATCACAGGTGGTGGCACAAGTGTTACTGCAACAGAGAACGCATTGATTGATACTATGCAAACTCTTGTTCCAGTTATTGAACATCCAAATACAACTATTTCTTCTAAGACAAGAACAACAACTGGTACATCTCCAAGTGGTGCCCAACAGTCTTTCGTTAAACAAACTCTGTCACAAGCAGACCAAATTCCGATTACTGATAACTACTACTTTGAAGACCCTAAGATTATATGTTCACAAGTTAACGAAACTAACGAACTATCTGGTAACAAATCATTTGAACTCATATTCACTATGACTTCATCTGTAGAGAACCTTTCACCAATAATTGATTTGGATAGAAAGACTATCGTTACAGTTGCAAATAGATTAGACAATGTAGATACATCTTCTGATGTTTATCCATCTGCTGAGTTTAATTCTGCAAATGAACCAGAAGGTGATTCTGGAGAAGTGGTTTACATTACTCGTAAGGCGCAATTAAAAACTCCTGCTACATCTCTGAAATGTTTCGTTGATGCAGTTAAGTTTGATAGTGCAGAAATTCAATTAATGTATAAAGTACTTCGTTCAGATGATGCATCTGACTTTGATGAAATTGGTTGGACGTACTTCAATACTGCTGGTGAACCAGATTCAAATGTTAACTCTTCAGTTGATTTCGATGATTTCATTGAAAGAGAATATTCAGTAAACAACTTACCAGAGTTTATTTCTTTCGCAATCAAGATTAGAATGCAAGGAACAAACTGTGCAGAACCGCCTCGTATGAAAGACTTACGAGCGATAGCATTGGCAACATAATATGTTAAAGGATTATTTAAAAGTAAAAGAACATCCAGACCTTGCTCGTGATACAGTATCGGGAGCAATCGTTAATACGAATATGGCTGCATATGAAGCAGCAGTAACTCGTTCTAGAAATGCAAAAGCATCAAAGGATGAACTTAGGAGTGCGGTAAGAGACATAAATAATCTAAAGTGTGAAATGCACGAAATTAAAAATCTCTTATTGCAATTAGTGGATAAAAAATAATGGCAGATAGAAACGCACCAGCAAGTATGACCTTCGAAGAGTGGAGAGTTGAATTTAATCAACTTGCTACTGACTTGGGTGACATTGCAAATTTACCTTCAACTGTTAACGGTGTTTCAGTAACAGACACATTAGAAGCAATTAAAGAATTGCAAAATGGTTTGTCTACTGTATTACTACCAAATGTAATTGATTTTGAAGATTCAACGAGTGCATCTACTTATCGTATCAAGATGGGTACAAGTGACGACTTGCAATTATACCATGATGCTTCTAACTCTATCATCAAACATGCTGGTACAGGAACTTTAAATGTAGATTCTACAACTGGAGTTAAACTTCAGTTTAACGGAAGCACAAAATTAACAACAGATACTAACGGTGTCCAAGTAACTGGTAATGTCCATGCATCAGGCAATATAACTGCTGATGGAAATATTACACTTGGTGATGGGGATACAGACAGTGTAACTTTCAATGCAGACTTGACATCTAACATTGTCCCTAATGCAACAAACACTTATAACTTAGGTGCGAGTGGCAAAGAGTGGAAAAATATATATGTTAATGGTGCATTGATAGACGAAAATGGGGTTCAGTTGACTCATCCACAAACTGGTGGAACTGTAGCAACTGAAGGATTTTCTATTGCAATCGGTGTTGCACTAGGATAATCGTTATAAATAAGAGTATATAAACAAAGGAAGAAGTCAGAATGGCAAACAATTTTAAAAACGCATTTGCGACAAGTGTAAGTACTAATAGTTCTTCACCAACAACTGTCTATACTGCTGCTGCATCTGGTTCTGCCGTTAACTCAATTCTGATTGAACTTGACGTTGCAAACACAGGTTCATCTGCTGTACAGGTTACTGTTCAGATACGAGATTCATCTGCATCTGCATCATTTCACATTGTGAAAAATGCACCAATCCCAGCGGGCGGTGCTTTGAAGGTGGTGTCGGGTCAGAAGGTTGTGTTAAACGGTAATGACCAAGTGAGAGTATATGCATCTGCATCAACTGTTGATGTAGTATGTTCAATTCTAGAAGATGTTGCATAAGGGGTAGAAAATAATGTCAAGTTACTTGGGCGTACCATTTATAAATCAAGTCTCTACAAGTTTTCCAAAGGAAGATTTTGTAAAAACAGACTTTGGAAGTATTACGGTTAGTGGAATTACCTATGCTGCTGCTGTTGAGTTAAGCATTGATGTTCCAGGCAGTGAGTCCTCAAACATTGAAGTAGTATTAGATAATGTTCGTCAAGAACCAGATACCGCTTATACAGTTCACGAAAACTCAAGTTCTCAACCTAGAATTCTAAACTTCTCAGAGACAGTACCAACTGGTGCAGTCATCTACGTTATTCATAAAGGTGTAGGGCCTTACAATATGACCCCACCTGCTGGTTCGATTGGTTCAACCCAACTTGCAGCGAACTTACAAACTTTTACTACAGACACTTTTACTGGTGATGGTTCTGCAACTGCATATACTTTAAGTGAGACACCAGCAAATTCAAATTCTATTATGGTATTTGTTGATGGTATTCTTCAGAAAGTTTCAACGAACTATGCTCTTGCAAACAATGTAGTTACGTTTACATCTGCCCCAGACGCAAGTGCAGATATTGAAATTAAACATATGGGTGGACTTCGTTCTCATGTTCGTAGAGGCCCAGATTATATTTACGATAGTTTTACTGGTGACGGTTCAGACACTACATTTACTTTAAGTAATACTGGTGTAACAACAAACAATGCATTCATTTTTTATAATGGTATTTGTTTAAAACCAACAACAGATTATTCAATTAATACAAGTACAGGAGTTGTTACGTTTACATTTGCTCCTACTAACACTTCAGAAATAATGGTGAGGTATCAACTCTAATGGCAAGTAACTCAAAAAAACTAGCAGAACTATCAGTACAAGGAAACAGTGATACATCTTTTCTTGACCTTCCAGGCGGTACAACTGCACAACGTCCAGACCCTGCTGGAAGTGGAAATTTAAGATATAACACTACAACTGGTTTAACAGAATATTACAATGGACAAAATAACTGGCAATCAATTGATACTCCTCCAACAGTTGCTTCTATAGCACCAAGTGGTTTAAACTTAACTGGAACTTCTCAATCTATTGTTATTACTGGAACAAATTTCAAAACTGGTGCAACTGCAAAAGCAGTTGGTGCTAATGGTTCTGTTGTAAACGCAACAACGACAACTATCAACTCAATCACACAAATTACTGCTGTATTTAACGGTACTAATTTTACAGCTCAATCTTATGATATTAAAGTTGTAAATACTGGTGGGTTGTCTGGCGAATTAGCAAATGGTTTAACTGCTAGTGCCGCTCCAACATGGACAACTTCAGCTGGAAATCTTGCAACATTCTACAGTGATCTATCTAGTTCAACAACCATTGCAGCAGCAGATTCAGATGGCGATTCGCTGACATATGCAATTGCTGGTGGTAGTGCTCTATACGGCGGACTTTCATTAAACACTTCTACTGGTGCTATTACAGGAAATCCAAACCCAGACGTTACTAATAACACGACAAATACTTTTGATGCAACTGCTTCGGATGGTGTTAGTACAATTAGTAGAACTTTTAATATTATTATTAGTGCAGCTCTTGGTAGCTCAACTAATCCTGCTACAAGTGCAAAACAATTATTCGATGCTGGATACACTACAAATGGTGCTTATTATATTAATAATATATTCACTGGTGGTGCTGCAGAAAATGTATATTGTAGATTTAATAATAACTTTTATGGCGCTGGTACTAATTATCATGTTCAGAAGTTTGTTCCTTCTGGACATAACTCTTCTTCTGCTTTGAGCAACTTTTCACAGTATGGCAACTTTACTCCTTCTAGTGCAACATTATCTACTCTTACATCTAGTGCAACATCTGAGTCAGCATACAACTATAGATACACAACAAGTAATTCTGGCTCTGGAGCTTCTGGTGTGAGACAAACTGGACTTCGTGTAAATCAAATGTCCAGTTCTGGTATCTTTATTGCTGTAGACCATAAGATGAATAGTCATGGTGATGGTGGCAACGCTCTTGGTGATGGTGGCCCATCATTTGATCATAACACCACTGGTGATGTTAATTCCAACACTGGGTCTCACACTTATAGTAATGAGTGGTCAACTGGATATGTTGTTGGACAGAACCAAGCAAATCCATATTATGTATATGGATTCCTATATCCTAATAACTGGAACAATGGTAGTGGTACTGCTCAAAATGTTATTTGGAAGGGCGGACAGGGTACTTCATTAGCATCTGCTTGGCAAAAACTGAATTCCTCTTCAAACAGTGAAACTTTCACTAGAGCGGGCAACGGTTATACTATTAATACAACAGACTATCTTGCATTTAAACACCAAGGTTGGTCTGATGTAGGTAACTCTGCACAAACTGATTGTAGTTACTGGATTGCGGCGGCAATATAAATATGATTAAGAAATTTAAAGGTAGAAACTAATGGCATATATTGGAGCAGAACCGTCCTACGGTGTATTTGAGAGACAGGTGATTACTGGTGATGGTACAACCACACAGTATAATCTTGACCATACAGTTGCATCACCAACTCAGTTGTTGGTGGTATTGGGTGGTATTGTCCAAGAACCAGAATATTCTTATTCTGTTTCTACAACAAGTGGTGTATCAAAGATTAACTTTTCTGAAGCACCCGACAACGGTGACAGAGGTTCAATTGTTTACATGGGTAGACAATTACTTACTGCAGCTGCAACGAATTCAAACACTCATATTGATGAGTTTAACGGTAATGGTTCAACAACTGCATTTACACTAACAGAAGTCCCTGCCTCTAATACGGCAGAGAACTTTATGGTGTTCGTTGATAATGTATATCAAAGACATGGTACTGGACTTGCCTACACGGTTTCTGGTTCTACATTAACATTTACTTCTGCTCCACCTAGTGGAACAAAAAACATTCAAGTTATGCAATTGAATGGAGTTAACACCCTAAATAGTGTTGCAGATGGAACAATATCTGTTGCAAAGGTTCAGCAAGGGGTATTCGACCAAGCAGAAGATGACGCAACCGCATTAGCAATTGCATTAGGATAAATAATAGGAAAAAAACATGGCGAACACATTTAAGAATGCTGCATTGGCAAACGTAAGTAATAGTTCTTATCAAACTTTATATACTGCCCCTGCATCAACACAAACAGTTATTTTAGGACTTGCAATTGCAAACAAGACAACGAGTGCAGTTACAGTCCAAGTACAATTTAGAGATAGTTCTGCATCAGCAGACTTTCAGTTACTAGATAGCGTATCTATTCCAGCAAACACAACACTAGAATCACTTGCCGGACAGAAGTATATCTTAGAGGCAGCAGACATATTAAAAGTTAAAGCTGGAACTGGTTCGGCACTAGATGTCGTTCTTGGTTTCATGGAAAAAGCATAAGGGGATAACGTATGCCATATCTTGGAAGTACACCAAATGCTAGTTTCTCTTCAAGAACTAAACAAGACTTCACTGCAAACGGAAGTACAACAGCATTCACATTAAGTAGTGCAGTTGCTTCTCCAAACGATATTGAAGTATTCGTAGGTAATGTTCGCCAAGAACCTACTGATGCTTATACCGTTAATGGAACAACTCTTACAATGACTGCTGCACCAGCAAACGGAATTAACTTCTATGTCATATTCAAAGGTGTAGAAGAGAACTCAGTCGTTCCTGCTGACGGTTCAATTAGTACTGCGAAGATTGCTAACAACGCAATTAGTTCTGCAAAGCTTGCCTCAACTGCATTAGACCCAATTACACTAGACTCATCTAATAATAGAGTAGGTGTAGGTGTCACAAGCCCTCTGGATCATTTGCATGTAGTCGGTGGTGGTGGTGCTAAGCTTAGACTTGGAGAAACTACTACTAGATATACTCAAATTCAAGGTGCAGCTTCTGGTAGTGGTCTTGAAGCCGATATGATATTTTATAACACAAATTCATCTGGAACATCTACAGTAAATTTACAAATTATGGGTAGTGGCAGAGGAGTTTCAGACTTTACAATCAGGGCGTGGATTAACTTTAACGGTACTGGTACAATAGCAATTAGAGATAGTCATAATGTAAGCTCTCTTGTAGATGGTGCTACAGGCGACTATGTTGTTAACTTTGCAGCAGGAATGCCAAGCAATAACTATGCTACTGGACTTGGTATTGGTGGTGCAGCTGTACTTATTGCCTCAGGCAGAGGTGGTATGACTTATAATACAACATCTGCATATAGAATTGGTGTACGAGATGGTACTACTGAAGCTTGGCAGGATACTGAATTAGTAACTGCTATGTGGTGTGGTGGGTAATAGGAGATTAAGATGAGAATAATTTTTGACAATGGTGGAGTAGCATCAGTTTTAACTCCAACTTCTGAGTTTTTAAATAGTTTAGATGGCACACTTGAAGAGAAACTAATACACATAGCCAACAAAGATTTACCTACTGGAACTAAATATGAAATTATAGGTGACGATGTTGACTTATCTGATAGAACATTTAGAGGTGCGTGGACATATACTTCTGGTGCTGATGAAAAGACTTCAGAAGATTTAAGTGAAGAAGATTTATCCAAATATAATATGACGGAGAATAAATAATGCCAATTACTGTAGATATAACTAAAGCTAAAGTCATCACTAAAGACAGACTTAGAGTTGAAAGAAAACCTTTATTGGAAGCACAAGATATTCTCTTTATGAAAGCACAAGAAGCTGGTACATCAACTTCTGCTATTGTTACAGAGAAACAGAGGCTCAGAGATATTACAAATCAAGTTGATTCAATGACCACAACAAATCAATTGAAAGCAGCTTCTACTGATGAATAAATTCGAGATAACGCACAGAACTAGGAAACTATAATGGCACTAAGTAAAATACAAGAAATGGTTGAAACAAATGCCATTACAACAGAATCTATTGCAGACGCAACAGAAGTTCTTTTGGATGCTACATATACTGGTGGTGACGCTACTGTTACTGTATCATCCACATCAAGTCTTGTGGTGGGTATGAATATCAAAATGTCTTGGAAAGCACGTAATGTTTCGGGCTCAGATATTATTCCAACAAAAGGTTTAAAGATTGCATCCATCACAAATAGTACAACTTTTGAAATGAGTTCTACTGCAACTATCAGTGGCACAAAACCAACACAATTTACTTCTGGTGTAACTACAGATAAGCTTGCTGAACACGTTATAACAAATACTAAAGCTAACCCCATTGATGTACAATTAGAGCCTTTTTGGCAAAACATTGAGTATACTCAAAGTGGAAACACAGGACACACCTTTATTACAAACTATGGTACAAAGATATCTGCAAATAATGGCAACAATGGGCCATCGGCAATCGCAAGAGTTAAAGGTTCATCTGGTCATGGAGATTTTTTAATTAGATGGGTGCCTGGATATTTTTGGGGATGGTCTGGAATAAAGGTTTATGATTTAGCAGGGACACCATCTCTGGGTCAGCCAGGTGCTGGAAATACTCAGAGCAACCCAGCTGGATTTGTTCAATATTCATTCCTTAACAATTCATCCAACAACGTAAGATATATTTACAAGTGGGATGGTTCATCTGCAACAACATTACAAAATGCAAGTGGTGGAACTAATAATGTCAATTGGTCAATGTGGAGAATAAATGGATTGACTAAGGTTAATGATGGTACTACAACAACTACACTACAATCTTCTGGTGATACTAGAGATTATTATTTTGCCAGCAGCGGACAGGGCCCTCAGTCATGTGAATTAAAAGAAGCTTATAGATTAACAAGAGGTGGAGCATAATGGATTTTTCAGAATATAATGAAGCGGTTATTGCTCGAGCAGCTGCTTTATGTGGTTATAATAAAAGTGTATCTCTAAATTCAGATGGAACATTAGAATGGTGGGGAGAAGAAACACACCCAACAGATAGTGAAATGAATGCAAAAATGAGTGCAGCTAAAACTGCATTTGACAGTCAATCAGATGCAAGAGATGACAGCAACGGTGCATTAGATGCTCCAGATGAGTAATTATAAATAGTATGAACGAGATTAGGAAATAATAATATGCCATTCATAGGACAACAACCGTTAACAGGTGCGTACTCTAAGTTGGATTCAATTACAACTTCAGCAACCGCAACCTATAACTTACAGTTGGATAGTGCTGCGTATTCCCCAGCAAGTGCAAACCATCTATTGGTTTCCCTTAATGGTGTTATGCAGGCTCCACAAGATTCATTCACAGTTAGTGGTTCAACAATCACATTCGCTTCTGCTCTAACAAGTTCTGATAACATCGACTTTATCATGGCACTTGGAGATGTTCTTAATATTGGAACACCAAGTGACGGAACGGTTACTGCTGCAAAGATTGGTAGTGGTGCTGTAACCGCTGCAAAGATTGCTACTAACGCTGTTTCAACTGCAAAGATTGCTGCAAGTGCAGTGACAGATGCAAAGATTGCTACTGGCATTACTGCATCAAAACTTACTGGTGCTTTACCAGCGATTAGTGGAGCGAGTTTAACTAATCTTCCAGCGAGTGGAACATTAAAAAAGGCTCAAGTTGTTTATAATAATTCGACAAGACAAGTTTTCAGCACAAGTAGAGGTGCGTTGCTAACCTCTGAAAATTTTTGTACGCCTTCTAATGGATACCATCATTTTACTTACACAAAGTCATCTGCTAGTTCAACTTTAGTTTTTCATTTAAGTTTAAGTGTTGGTGATGTTGAAAACCAGCATGCTTTTGGTTTGTGGAAAACTGATACTCAAAGTCCAGCAAATGGTGTAGCTAATTTTCAAAGAATGGCATTTGATGGTTCAAGAAATATGGGGCAAGGTACTTCTACTTCTACTGTTATGGGTGCAGTTTGTAATATTACAGGATTAGCAGCACAAGAACATCACTTCTTTTTTGCTTTTGGTAGGTCAAACGATGGCTCGAATGTGGGTTACACCTTAAACCCCGATACAAATAATGGCTCAGATAAATCTGGTGCAACAAACAGCCAAGTTGTAATTTACGAAATAGAAATTTAGGGGAAAAATATGTCGATATTTATAGATGCTATTAAAAGTCTTAAACCAGATGCAGAATGGACAATTACGGGTAGTGATGCTTATGCAAATATAACTTGGTATGACGAAGTACAAACTAAACCAACTGAGTCTGAGCTAACTACTGAAGTTACTAGATTACAAACAATTTATGATGGGCAAGACTACGCAAGAAAACGTAAAGTTAAATACGACTTACTCAATCAAGATGAGATGCGATATGATGATATAAAGAATTCAACAACAACTTGGGTTGATGCTATTGATGCAATCAAAGCCGAGTTTCCAAAACCATAGGCATAGAACATGGCATTAATTAAAACAAATACTAGATCACTGAGTGGGGTTCTTACTTCTAACCAAGTTCCAACTCAAACGATTACATCAGCTACTTTACCAGCTGGAACGCCATTACAAATGAAACATCATCATAAACAAACTGCTACACAATATAGTTCTGGTGTTCAAAAGGTTATGGAAGTTGAATTAACCACACTGAAGGTAAACTCTAAAATTAAAATAGATATTAATTATCACGATGACAAACCAAACGTAGACAATCGTGATAGTCACAATAGGGCATATCAATTTGGATATAAAACTGGTTCTGCATCTAGTACTGTAGGTAACTATACTGGAAGAGGTGGAAGATTATCAAGCAATAGTAATTACGAACACTGCAGCATGCAAGGAAATCATGCAGATGGCAATTCTCCATTAGAAAATACAGATGTTCCTTCTGGTGGTGGATTAGGTGGCCAGTGGGGTAATTGGGGTTCAGATTATGAAGTTAATGGGCACTCATATTCTTTTGAGTTTTCTCCTTCTGTTGCTGCTGGAACAGTGTTGCAACTCTCATTTTGGGTTAATGCTCAGGGAACTTTTGTTGCAAGTGGCCCCCACTATTTCTTAGATGCGAATAACCACTATAACGGTGCAGTATCATCAATTCATGCAACGGAGATTTCAGTATAATGGCACAAGAAACAAAAAATTTTAAAGTAAAGGCAATTGAAGCATTAGTAGATGGTGCAACTACATGGTTTATGGAAAATGATGTTGTAACTTATGCTGATGAATCAAAAGCACCTACTGATGTACAGATAACTGCAAAAATAAAAGAATTAAAAGATGCTTGGGATGCAATTGAATATAAAAGAGATAGATTAAAAATTTATCCTTCAATACAAGACCAGTTAGATATGCAGTATCACGATACTGTAAATGGAACTACGACTTGGAAAGATGCTATAACAAAAGTTAAATCTGATGTTCCAAAACCATCGTAATAAATAAAAAGAAACAGGACAGACAAAGATGCCAATTTCAAAAATCAAAAGAACTGCAATCAATGACGATGGTATTACATCATCTAAAATATTAGATGGTACAATTGCAACTGCTGATTTAGCAGACGGTTCTATCACAGCAGATAAACTTGCTAGTAATGCCGTAACAGCTGCAAAGATTGCTAGTAATGCCGTAACAGCTGCTACAGTATCGGATACTGCAAACACATCTACTGGTGCTTTTGACGTTCCAGCTGGAACAACTGCACAACGGCCAGGCAGTCCTACTACTGGATACATAAGATTTAATACAACCACTCAAGCTATGGAAAACTATACTGATAGCGGTTGGATAAAGGTATCTGCTGTACAAGCAATCCTTAGTTCTGTTACTGGTAATATCTATAACACATTAGCAAATGAAAGTAGCCTAACTCTTTCTGGTTCTGGATTTTTGACTGCAAACTTAGTAGTTACATTTACACCATCTGGTGGTTCTGCATCAACTGTTTCAGTAACACCTTCAAGTGATAGTGCTGCAACTGTATTAGCCCCTGCTGCAATATATGGGCAATCTGCTGGTACAGTAGTTGCTGTGAAAGTAACAAACAGTGATAGTCTTTCATCTGCCTCAATTAATAAAACTGTAGTTGGTATACCAACAGGTGGTACACTAACCACTAGTGGTAGTACAAGAACACACAAATTTACATCTTCGGGCACACTTACTGTTCCTTCTGGAAATTCACTAACAGCACAAGTTCTTATGGCTGCTGGTGGTGGCGGCGGAGGCACAGATGGTGGAGAAGGTGGCGGCGGTGGTGCTGGTGGACTGTTATGGTACAGTGGTGCAACTGTTGATAGCAAATCTCCTAATGGTGGAACGGTTACAATAACTTCAAATAAAACAATTGTTATTGGTGCTGGTGGTTCTGGCGCAACTAGTTATGGTGCAAATGGTGGTAATGGAACATCAGGCGGTAATACAACAGTAACAGGTTTAACCAATGCAATTGGTGGTGGTACTGGTGGAAATTATCCAGACAATGGTAATGGACATGGAAACGGTGTAGCTGGTGGTTCTGGAGGCGGTGCCGGTGGTAACAACTCATCCAATGGTTGGTCTCGAACTGGTGGTGCTGGAACTTCTGGACAAGGTAATGCTGGTGGAAACGGTACTACTAACGGTGGAAAATACTGTGGTGGTGGCGGTGGTGGTTCTAAGACTGTTGGCGTTCAAGGCGGTACAATTTATCAATCTGGTGGTGCTGGTGGTGCTGGACATCTCTTTAGTAGTGTATATGGAACTGGTTTTGGTTCTAGTGGTGGACTCTGCGGTGGTGGAGGCGGTAACTCAAATGGAGGCCCTGATGGTGCTGGTGGACAGCATGGTGGTGGAAACAATGGTAGTAACGCAAGTGCTAATACTGCTGGTGGCGGTGGTGCTAAAAGTGGCAACGGCGGTTCTGGTATAGTAATCATTAGTTATGACTTATAGGGAGAATAGATAATGGCACATTACGCAAAAGTTAAAGACGGAATAGTTCAACAAGTAATTGTTGCAGACGAAGAATTTTTTGAAACCTTTACAGATGATACTGCTGGAGCGTGGATTCAGACTTCATATAATACTAGTGGTGGAAAACACTATGATGCAGATGGAGTTGAAGATGATGGAACTCCACTAAGAAAAAATTATGCAGAAATCAATGGAATTTATGATATAGGTAGAGATGCATTTTATTCTCGACAACCATATCCCAGTTGGACATTAAATGAAACAACATGTATATGGAACTGTCCAGTTTCATTACCATCTGATTATGATGGGGTTAATTACATTTGGAATGAAGAAGACCAAGCTTGGGATGCAGTTGAGTAAACTCACCTAAAAATTATAATTTAATAATTCCTTCTGCACATCTAATACACAATCCTTATAAATAGAAGGAAGAAGGAGAATGTGTACAGATGGCTACAATTTCAAATATATTTATCAATCAAGGCGCTGACTTTAGTACAACTGTAACTATCTCAGACAACAC